AAAACTGTGAGAGGTATTTATTACAACTTGAAAGAATCTGAATATACTTTTCAATCTAGTGACTACGTAGGAATAAAATTTTATTTTTCTAGTCAATTCTACCGAAATAAATTTGCTGTCTATTATGATGAAGAAATCGAACGTTTTAACCAGTCACTTAACAACGTGTATAAAAACAAATTCTCCATCAAAATGGATATCTTAGCACTTATTCGGTTTTATGTTTCAATCGAAAAAAGAGGTTTTTATTTAGAAATAGATGGGGTTGGTTGTGAGTGCGTAGAAGACCTTCGTTTCGACACGATAATGACTTACAAAAAGAGTTTAGACGTGTTAACAAATTAGTCCAAAATAAACAATCCCGTTTACGGGTCAATAAGGGTCTGGAAGTATCTGATGTTCAGACCGAAAAATATCAAACGTTTAACAGTCGTAAAGACATTGAAAAATATCTCGACAAAATGGGCGATTTCTTAGAACGTTCAGCAGACTTTAAGGTTAAAAATGAAAAGGACGTTGAATTGCAATACTCGGACATTAAAGAAATCGAAAAGGTATTAGGTCGGGTAAACAAACAAAAAGAAAAGCAATGGGAACAAGTAAAAGACCTGCCTTTTACCCATAGAGGGAAACCTACTAGTATGACCGTTGAACAAAGAGCAAACCCTATTTTCGGAATGGGTGACCCTAGATTCGAAGGGTTAAAAAAGGTTGAATTCGACCCGAACAAGTTTCAATCGTTAAAAGCTTTCCAGAACCGCCATAAAGAAATTATGGACGTGTATGGTGACGGTAAATATTTAAACAAATTGAATGAGTTGTATCGTGATAATTACTTAAAAGCCATCGACAATAATTTGGGTTATGCGGCTAAACATCTTCGGGATTTTATTAAAAAGATGCCTTTAAGGGATTTCATCCAGATGTACTACACTGAGGGTAATGCTGACATTGGTTTCATTTATGATAAGTTAGCGGTACAATCTCGTGTTAACGAATTGGAAAGGGTCTGGGGGGCTGAAAAAGATGTTTAATGAAAGGAGAAACCCCAATGATATCATATGTTGCCGACTTCGAAACCCTAAAAGAAAAAGACGGGTCAACCCGTATATGGGCATGGGGTTTTTCTGAAATCGGTAACGTTGAAAATTTCCAGCACGGGACAACAATGGAAAGCTTTATTGAATGGTGCTATAAAGGGGACAATAAAATTGTCTATTTCCATAATCTTAAATTTGATGGGGAATTTATTTTTCATTGGTTGCTTAGTAATGGTTTTCAATATTCTACTGAGAAACTTTCCAAGACGTTTAATTGCATTGTTTCTAGTCAAGGGCAATTCTATGAAATTGAGATTATTTTCGAAAAGAAAAATAAAAAATATCGAAAAGTAACCATCTATGATTCTTATAAGAAGTTGCCGTTTACTGTTAAAAAGATTGGTAAAGATTTTAAATTACCAATTCAAAAAGTCGATGAACCTCAGGAATTCTATGAACGTTACCGCCCAATTGGTCACGATCTAACTGATGAGGAATTATTTTATTTAAAGATGGACGTTCAAGTTGTTGCTATGGCTCTTGGTATTCAGTTTGAGCAAGAACTAGTTAAAATGACTATTGGGGGCGATGCCCTTTCCAGCTTTAAAAAGACGTTGGGGAAGGGTGACAAAAAGAAAGGAGAAAAAGAGTTTAAACGGTACTTTCCTGTATTACCCCAAATCATTGATATGGATATTCGTCAATCGTATAAAGGGGGTTTTACATACGTAAAGGAGGGTATTGCTGGACGTGACATTGCAGAGGGCATTGTATTTGATGTTAACAGTCTTTACCCTTCGGTTATGTATCAAAAAGAGTTGCCCTATGGGTTACCGTTTTTCTATAAGGGGGAATATGTTCCAGACGAGCAATACCCTTTATACATCCAACGCATTAGATGTTCATTTACGTTGAAACCTGACCACATACCCACTATTCAAATAAAACACGGGGGGCGGTTTGTTGCTACTGAGTATTTAAAGTCGAG